GAACAAGTTCCACTGCTATAGTTAGTAGTACACATTTTAATCATACAACTTTTAGATTTACTGCGCCGGTTGCTGGAAAATATATGTTTCAATGGGGTTATGGAACAAACGGCCCAGCTGGTCAAAGCCAATACAGAACTTTTATTTGGAAAAATGGTGCAAAATTAGCATATACTCAATTAAGAAATGATTCTTCTGGAATGACTGGTTATAACTATGGTAGTAGAAGTGCAATCGTTTCTTTAGCTGCAAGTGATTATGTTCACTTAAATAGTTCATGTGATGCTGGCCATGCGTTTTATGGTGATAGTGAATTGAGGATATTTTTTCAAGGGTACTTACTAGCATAACATAAATAGTTAAAATTAATAGGAGAATATAATGGCAGAGATTAAAGTGACAGTATCAGACACACAAGTGAAGTGTCTTGAGTATGCTGCTTATTCAGTCCAAGCTTGGTGTGATAACGCAATCCATGAAAGAGCTCGTGTTGCACAAGAAGAAATTATTGCAGCTCTAGTCACACATTGTAATGCAAATTCTATTGCACTTGCAGTTGGTGCTGATGCACAAGTTACTCAAGCGTTTGAACTGAAAGTTGTTGATACTGCAAAGAATGTGTCTGATAACGCTAAAGAACCAGAGTAAGGAAAAGTTAAATGTCATCCAAGATAAAAGTAGATACGATTGAAAATGTTGCTGGTTCTGGAAATGTAAGTCTAGGGTCTGGACATAATCTTGTGGTGCCAGGCAATATTACTGGTTCTGGAACTGCAACTATTACTGGTGACCTTACAGTAGATACTTCAACACTAAAAGTAGATAGTTCTAATAACAGAGTAGGCGTTGGAACTGCAAGCCCAACCTCTGACCTTCATGTAAGTGGTGGTGCTGGCGCTAATCTTGCAATTCAATCATCTGCTGGTTCTCATTGGAGATTGGGTGATGCAGTTGGTTCTACTAATGGATATTTTGTTCTTCGTGACCACACAAATTCAGCAATTAGAATTACTATCAACAACCAAGGATACGTTGGCATTAACACAGGCTCACCTACAACAGCTCTTGATGTAACTAGGGCGGCTGGAGCAAATTATGTAGCACATTTTCAAAATACAACAAATGGAAGTCCATATTGTGTTGCCATCAAAGATGCTCCTAGTGGTGCAAATGGTTATCCATTATTGCAAGTAACAAATAATGCTGGAAGTGTTAATTGGTTTAGAGTTAATAGTGGAAACGGTTATGTTGTTTCTAGTGGAATATACAATCAGTCAGCATCAGATAGTGCGAATGTTGTAGTTGATGGTTCTGGAAATGTTTATCGTGCGACATCAGCTTTAAAGTATAAAAAAGATGTTCGTGATATTGAAAGTATAGACATAGATAGATTTAGACCTGTTCGTTTTAAATCTGCAAATCCAAGAAATGATGATGAAATAACAAAAGAATATTTTGGTTTTATTGCTGATGAAGTGCATGATGATGGTATAACAGAACTTGTTACATATGGTGTAAACTCAGAAACAGAAAAAAAAGAAGTCGAGGGATTTAATTATGATAGGATGACTGTTATTTTAACAAAAGTGGTTCAAGAACAAAAGGCAACGATTAACGCACTTGAAGCTAGAGTCAAAGAGTTGGAGAGTAAATAATGTCAAAAGTAAGAGTAGATGAACTTGCAACAAGAACTGGTTCTGGTAATATTACTGTAAGTAATAATATTGCTGGTGCAGAAATTACTGGAACAAATATCACTGCAAGTGGAGCACTTAGCGGTGGAACATTCACATCAACTGGACTTATTACTGCAAGTGCTGGTGTTGCAATCGGTGGAACTGGTGCGGCTAATACTTTGGACGATTATGAAGAAGGCACTCACCAAACAGCTATAACTATGTCTGGGTCAGGTACAGTAACTTTAAATACTTCTTTTGATACAATTAGTTACACTAAAGTTGGCCGCCTTGTAACTATCACAGGACATCCACGCATTGCTTCAGTATCCTCTCCTGTTGGAAGTATGTATTTAAGTTTACCTTTTACAGCAAAGAATGGACAGCAAGATGAAAGTAGAAGTGGAGGTGTATTTGAATATTATGACAACTCTGGTGGTTCTGGTTCTTATTACAAACTTCTTGGTATGCAAATAAATCAAAATTCAAATTTGTTAAGTCTTAATAATACGCACACACACAATTTTAATCTTACCCCAGCGGCAAGTGATGAGATTTATCTAAATTTCTGTTACATCACAGACTAACAAAAGGAAAAAAATAATGGCGATTACAAAACGTACAGAACAAGATAAGATTGAAGTAGTAGGCGTGCATAAGCACATTCAGATTAGAACTGCTACTATTATTGAAGAAGATGGTGCAGAAATTTCAAGAAGTTTCTCACGCCATGTTGTTTCACCAGATACAGATACTTCAGGTGAAAGTGATGATGTAAAAGCTATTGCTGCACAAGTACACACAGACGCAATCAAGACAGCATATGCAAAACATCTAAAGGACTCAGCACCAGAGTAATAAATATCTGAATGTCAAATTATGAACACTATCTTGGAAACCCACTACTAAAAAAATCTAATGTTCCAGTAAACTGGACGAAAGAGAATATTTTAGAATATCAAAAGTGTATGGAAAACCCCATATACTTTATTAAAAATTACATTAAAATTGTATCTCTTGATGAAGGACTTGTTCCTTTTGAAATGTATGACTTCCAAGAAGATATCGTAGATACAATTCATAATGATAGATTCACTATATGTAAAATGCCACGACAGTCTGGTAAATCCACGACTATGGTATCTTACATTCTTCACTACGTTCTTTTCAATGATAATATGAATGTTGCAATCCTTGCTAACAAGGCTGCAACTGCACGAGATATTCTTGGTAGACTACAACTTGCATACGAGAATCTTCCTAAGTGGTTACAACAGGGAGTTGTTTCTTGGAACAAAGGTTCTGTAGATTTAGAGAATGGTAGTAGGGTAGTTGCTTCATCAACATCTTCAAGTGCAGTTCGTGGTGGTTCTTATAACATGATATTCTTGGACGAATTTGCATTCGTTCCTACTAATGTTGCAGAGGACTTCTTTAGTTCTGTTTACCCTACAATTTCATCTGGTAAATCTACAAAGGTTATTATTGTATCAACACCTAACGGTATGAACTTGTTTTACAAACTTTGGGTAGATGCAGAGAACAAACGTAACTCATACAATATCATAGATGTTCACTGGAGTCAAGTACCAGGCAGGGATGAGAAGTGGCGAACAGAAACAATTGCAAACACTTCAGAAGAACAGTTCAGAAGAGAGTTTGATTGCGAGTTTCTTGGTTCTTCTAATACACTCATTGCAGCTGCAAAGATTAAGACGATGGCATTTCACAATCCCATCAAGTCAAACGCTGGGTTGGATGTTTATGAAAATCCAAAAGAAAAACATACATATACACTAATCGCTGATGTGTCAAGAGGAACAAACAATGATTACTCTGCGTTTATTGTATTTGATGTAACAACTGTTCCCTATAAAATAGTTGCAAAATATCGTAATAATCAAATAAAACCTTTACTATTTCCTAACATAATCCATGAGGTTGCTACTGCATACAACATTGCATATACTATGATAGAGGTAAATGATATAGGTGAACAAGTTGCTTCTGCTCTACAGTTTGACTTGGAGTATGAGAACCTTATTATGGCTTCAATGCGTGGTCGTGCAGGCCAAGTCGTTGGCGGTGGGTTCTCAGGAGGAAAAGCACAGTTGGGGGTAAGAACAACCAAAGCAGTAAAAAAGATGGGATGTTCAAATCTCAAACAAATTATTGAGACTGATAAACTAATTATACAAGATTATGATTTAATTAACGAGTTCTCTACGTTTATTCTAAAAGGACAATCATACGAAGCAGAAGAAGGACACACAGATGACCTTGCAATGTGTTGTGTTTTGTTTGGTTGGTTAGTGCAACAAACTTATTTTAAAGAGTTGACAGATGATGA